TTGCCTCCGGAAATACTAATCCCAGTCCCTAGCGTCCAATCACTGTCAGTGCTGAAGTCGCCATTAGTAACCAACTCAGGGCCATAGCCATCCGTCATCGTGGCGTTACCACTGCGACTGTGGGTGATGGCTTGGGAGAGCGTATTTGTACTGCTTGCTGTGCGGTAATAGCCGTCAACAAAGTCAAACGCAAGTGCAGGCTCCTTAGAGACTACGGCGTACGAAGACAGGCCTCGGCGTAGCTTAGCAAATACGCTAGCTAAAATTTTAAGTAACATTACGCCACCAGTGCGTGAATGCCGGTAGCCGTAGTACCTGTGCTAAGTACGCGCCTAACAGCACAAACTAATGTAAATCCATCGGGGACTGTTACTGTACGAGTTACGTTGTTGTAAGTGTTAATAACCAAGGTGCCGCCGGTTTGTATATACAGGCCAATAGCTACATTTTTATCGCCGGATGCAGACGACCCTAGGTTATCAGTACTATCACTAGGTGTAACAGGGACAATGTCTCTAACAGCTCCGTTAAGAGTAATGTCAGCAGATTCAAATGGGTTAGACATATTTTTTCTCCAGTTAGCCGTTAGCTCCAGTAGCTATATTACGCGCTATATTACCATCCATACCACCTTGAGGCGAGCCATCTGGTAATGTTGGCCTCGCGCTAGGCTGTTGCGAACCACGCAACGCTTGTTGTGTAGCTCCTTCAACTAGCTGTAGCTGTTGTTGTAGTTGGTTAATTAGTTGTTGCTGCTCTTCCATAGTCGTCAATTGTCCACGATCAGGGACGATTCGATCTACGTTCATGTTCAAGTTCTTAGCGGCGTCGCGTAGTAGCTCTGCTGCACCTGTACCACCTACAATCTGAGACGCCACTGGACTATTCAACACAAGTTGCAAGAACTCGTTGCGGCGAATGGCCTCGGCTTCCTTAACGACCAGCGTATTTGCACCGCGTGCTACTACCTGAAGATCGCCGATAATGTCGGGATCGTCGTTGTAACGGAGGTTATCATGGTACAAACGCTCTATAGCAGGGACTATGACGTTCTTGTCTATGTTGTTGATGACCTGCTTGATGCCTTTACCAGCGTTGCTAATCATCATAGACAGGCCAGACGATGTTCGCCCTGCACCGGGAGTATGACCGCCAGTCATATACTTTGGAATCATCGTATCTTCGTCAGCGCGTTCTGAGAACTTCTCGAACACTGCCATCAACTCTTGCGCGTTGCTAGGCGGCTGGAAGAACGTCAACGGTGGCGAACCATCGTTAAACTCACTGGCCTCAAACTGCCATATTTTCCACGGATGTAGGTCAGTAATATCGTCACCGGGAGGTAGACGACTCACGTTAACACCCACCTGTGGCCCAGACGAAATTCCCATATTGTTCGCAAGAGCCCGAGCCGTAGCGTTCATCATCAACTGAGAATCACGGCACAGATCAGCTACACCTTTACCATCAACAGAGCCGGGTTTCGCCTCGTATGATGTTAAGTAGTAAGGCTTGCGACCGATGGGGTCGTAGTTCAACACAGCACGTATGACGGTGTTACCAATCAGCCACACTTCGCAGGGGTAGTTAAGTGCTGGGTCGGGAATTTCCTCTTCTGGAACGCCCCACTCCAGCAACATTTTACCTTCAACGCTGTCCCACAACTGAAGTGCGTCGATCAAGTCTTCGTTAATAGTGGCGTGCAGTGTGTCTTTACCCTCTGCCTCAGTCTGTGCAGAGTCTACCCACAACCATTCTTCAAGGTTGCCACCATTGAAATTGTAAAGCACGGACCGAATGGCGTCGTTGTTATAACCGGGAACGTCAATAAGAGACTGTAACTGGTCACGCGTCATGCGATGGCGCTCAATCACGTAACCATCGTTAATGTCCCAAGCCCAAGGAGCCCAGTACAACATAAACGGATCAACCCGCTCCCACTCGTTGCGGATAACATCCACTGCCTGAAGCTGCCCATCGACCCACTTCATAACTTTGCGGCGTCGCTTAACTGGCCCTTTCAAACATGCAAACGGGAACGTAACAACATCATCAATAAACTCGTTTAGCGCTTTAGTCCAGTTACCCTCAAGCAACTGATCCTCCATCTTGCGCTCCATACGCTCTACGCGTATAGCCGCCTCGTCACGATACTGGTTGAACGCGACATCCCGCATCTCTTTAGCTTTCTTCTGGAGCGTGGCTTCATCAACCATCTGCCCAGTCTGCTGTAGATGCGTCGTGATCTGCATGGCAAGCTCTGCCTGCAACTCATCCATAATGTTCTGTGGTAACTCTGGCTCTGGCGTCGCCGAAATACTCCACGGCTTGTCGTTGCCACTACCAAGCAGGGTATCGCGTAGCCAGCTAGTAGCTGCCCGACACTTCACAGAGGTCAACTGAATAAAAATGTCAGATCCACCCTGCGCCCTGATCTGCGCTTCTATGTCGGGATCGTAGTCACCGTTGCGCTGGCGTAAACACTCCAACATCCGCTCTTCAAGGTCACGTTTGGAATCACGCGAAATCTCCCAACGCTTGCGAACATGCGCTGCGAGTCCCTGAATCATGGGCTGTTGTTGCAGCTCAGAATTACGTTTCTCCGCCTCGCGCTCTAAATCAGCGGCGGTGGCAATAGGTATAAGAGCTGCAAATGTATCGGCCATGAATTACGCCTATGCTAACTAACTGTAGTTATCGTGGATTCTAACAGTAGTATAAATTAGGTCAAGTATACACATAAGTAGGTTTTATAATCTCGCGTTTATACGACCTGCGCTGTACACCCCGTACCGACATATCAATAACGCTATCTGCGTACTGGTTGGCATCGTGTATGTGCGAGTACTCATTTTTGTCAGGTTTTGCCTCAATCTGTCCATCCCGCTTCTTCTTGTAGCGATACCCGTGCTGGAACCCTTTTATCAGCATCCTACAACGCGGGTCGATTAAATACATCGCCTGCCCGTCCATCTGTTGAGACAACAGCCGCTCGACAGCTTGTATCCTATACTCCGGTTTGTTACTCGGAGGCTTAACACACTCGTACCCCGACTGCCGAAGTGCGTCAACTAGCGTCATCTCGTTTAACTGCTGTTTCATAAACCCAGCGGGGTCCGGCGCACAGATGAGATTAAAACCGGGGTAATACTGAGACACATGGGGATTAAGCATCACTCGAATGAACGTCTCTATCCCCATGTTCTCGCTAGTAACTTCTGAAAGCGTAATGACCCTACCGCGAGGATCACGCTGTTTAAACACAGCACAAGGCGTACGCCCGAAGTCTATCCCCACAATGATTGGATACTCTTCGTTAGGTATGGGCCGCATCTCAGATTTCGCAACGTGAAAGTCGGTACTGAATATCTTATCGTACACTGGGGTACCCGCTAGGCTACGTCCGTATCTACATCGAAGATACACATCAACAAAGTCAGACGACTTACCCGGTAAGATGTCCCTGTAGTACATAGGGTCCAAGTTGTTCATGTTGTCCGCTGACGGGTTTAGGTACCACTCGTCATCTTGAGCATCAAATATAGGCTCATCACTCGGCGGTTCGCCGTGCAAAGACTCAAACTCTTCGTAAGACAGTACAGCCGGTGGCTGCGTATGAATCGACCAGTTCTGAGGTGGGTCTTCCATCTTGTCAAAATGCCATGTGTCCATGTCTGGCATGTTTGTGTCAAAAATAGCCCCTGATCGCGTAGGGCCGCCATCCTTACCGGATGGGTACCGCCGTAGTCGCATCAACAAACCGTCACACACGTCAGGGTGCAGCTCTCTCCACTCATTACCCCATAGGAATGTTGCCTCTAACGACAGCGCTTTACGCACATCGTCGGGGGTATCAAGTGCAATGAACATGAACTCTGCTTTGACCGTCGTACCATCCGGCAGCTTTTGGTTAACAAAGAAAGTTTTTTCACTGGCTTTGTACGTCCCCCACACACCGGGTGGAAACCAGTCGAAAAAAGTTTTCATCGTAGTTGATCGGAGTTGGTCCGCAGTGTTACGAACAATTAGTGACCTTGTTTTACGCTCACCATAAGCATTAGGCTCTTGCAGCATGGCTAGCTTCATCAGCTCGTGGCTTGTACACACAGACTTGCCACTTCCAACCGGCCCAGCAAGAACTCTGACATAAGAAGATGAGTTCATCATGTCCCACATGGTCTCAGTAGCCTGCATTTACGAAGCTCCGAACAGTGTTGACGCTTGTGGGGGCAAAATTGACAGTTCTGGGGTATCTATTTCCTCAAAATCGGCGTCTTCTATAGTGTTTTGACTCGTTTTTTGCGGCATTTTGGCAACAAAATCCGTTGTTGTGCCGTCTGGAGCGACGATATTTAACACTAATTGAGGGCCAGAAACGCCTGAATTATCCTCTTTTTGGGGCTCCAAACCACCATATTTCACTAATGTTTTGAACGCATCGAGCTGTGTAGAGGCTGGAACATCTGTATCTTGCATCATGTGCACGACGTGGTGCACTGAATTTGCCACTGCAACCCTACATCTTGACCTAAATGCAGTGCCATCGTCTTCTACAACCTGTTGCGCGATGCGCAACCGACGCTGAAACAGCGGGTCAGACTCTAAAACAACGGACGTTGACTCATCAATTCCGTAGTTATCGCAAATTTCTACGTATGAATTAGTCCCTACCGCAAGGTCAATAAAGAACTCTTCCGGTAAATCCTCAATTCGTATAGCAGGTAAGTTAGTCATAAAGGTACCACGTAGCCCATACGCATGGAGTGTAAGTCATTTTACGTTATTTGGGCAACAAACAGTTTGATTTACGCGTGCGTAAAGGTGTTTACACTTTTTCGGAAAATTTTGGGGTGGTGTGAGAGGGACTGATATATGGGTGGGGGGCGGGGGGTGGGGTGGGGGGCCATAGGGGGTGGGGGGTACCTTGGACATGTGACGTGTTAGGGGTAACGAATGGAGACGAACCCCCCATGGTGAGAGGTTGAAAAATCGCTGAGCCACCGGCTGTCATGCTAACCTCTCCGGCAGATGTCTTGTGTCTGTCCGCGAACTAGCACGCGCTCTCTGCGCACGCTACGTAGCGGCTGGCATGCTGATAAGCTCAACTTTTCGCGGATAGGTGCGCCTACCGCGCGATGGGACAGACTGGGGTCGATAGGAGAGACGACGGGCGCAAGGTCTCGCAATGTGCGAGGTTCCACGCTTCACCGGCA